TGACCTTGCAGGTTTAATGAAGATGTCTGCGACAAACTCATTACTATCTATGATGGCAGCAGTGTTATTTGTTTCGTCACAAACAACTCTGAAGTCAAAGATACCTCGTTTGGACTGAACATCACGAAGGAATGGTTCAACAATGTTCACAAAGTTAGTCCTTGTGATTTCATCATTGAATTCAAATAGTTGATCTCTCGCTGCAGCAGATATTGCCTCTTCTATAAAGATAAACAATCTACGAACATTGATGCGATCAAATGCAGATGCTTTTCCAAATCCAGTCTTATCACCGAATAGAATGATTCCAGCTCCGGGTGAGAAGATAACAGGGTTAATTCTATTACCGTATAGAATGTCTCTCTGTGTTTGGTTTGGTGTATATGCAAGTTTGACTGCATTTAAGATTCCACCTCTTGCTGTTCCAGCAGGTGAGAACCAAGGGAAGTTGTTGATATCATTTCTAGCACATGTTCCAGCAATGTCACCATTTAATGGTACATATCTGAATGTGTCAGAGAATCTATCAAACATATACTTGTATCCACTATCAAATACAGCAAATGTTGTTGATGTAAGTGGTGCATAGAATCCAACCACATTAGTTGTCATGTCAGCAGCAGAATTAAGTGTTCCTGATCCAACTGCAGAGTCATTAAGGAATGAACCTCTGTTTGGTGAGATGAATGCTACAACATCTTTTCTGATCTCAGCGATTGAAATGAGTTTGTTTGCTAATGCTTGAGCTTCTGCTATTGGGTAGTTTCCAGAACCCATAAGTAAGAAGTCAATATCAAACTCCTCCTTGTTTTCAAACAAGTCATATCCTGCAGTAATTTCACCTAAACTTGCTGTCATGGCACCTGCAGTCAAGGTTGCTGCACCATTGTAGTTTTCACCACCTGTAAGTGTTTTTGTTAGAACACCTGATCCAGCGAATGAAATACCTTGTGCATCTTGATCCCATGCTACATCTGTTTGTCTAGTGAATTCACCATAATTAAATGCAGTAGTTGTAATACCAGATGATGCAAGTGTTGGGCCTCCCATACCAAATATATTGGTTGAGTTATTATAAAGATACTTTCTCCAGTAGGATGGAGATCCAGCAGAAAACTCAGCGTCTTTTGCTTTTGAAAGTCCTAAATGCTTCTCAAGAATTGTACCAGCATTTCCAGTTACAGTTCCTTTATCATCAACGACAACAACATGAACTTCGTCATGTCTTGAACTTCTCGCTGCTGCATAAGATGATGTTCCGGGTCTTTCTGCAATTGTGTTCCAGTTGATAGTAGAGTTACTTAAAGTAATCTTCTGCTGATCAAACCAGTCTAAAGGTGTTGCTGAAGTTGTTGTACTACCACCACCTGAATTACTTGACATTCCATAACTGATCACACCAGCACCGAATTTGTAAACTCCACCGGGTTGATAGTCCTTAGTGGTCTCAATACCTGCGTTAGATACATGAGATACAAACTTAATACCAATTGCTGCACTGTTTACTTCAGTAATGATCCCCTTAAAGTAACCATCGAGTACAGAAGTTGTACCAGCACCGGGTAAAATTGTGTTTGCAGGAACTGCTTGAGTTACACCAACACCAACTGTTAATGTAGTAATACCTGCAGTTACTATTTGATCTGCTTTTCCGTCAATTATGCAAACTTTAATATCGTTTGCCCAAGATCCGGGGTTTCTTGCTGCAACGATTGTGTTTGATAAAGCATTCAGATCATAACCTTTGTTATTATAATCTTGTGTACTTAATATTTTTATCTCAGGCGATCCATCGTCAGTTGCATTCGCTAGGTCGCTATCATCCGATCTTACAACACTTAAGATACCACCATATGAAAGATATGATGATGCAGTCAACCAATATTCATAGTGCTTGTCTATGTCAAGTGGTTCACCAAATGTATCAATTAAGTCTTGTTCGTTTTCAATTGTAGTAGGTTCATTGACTGGCCCTTTTTGGAAAGGTGCGACAATACCTGCTGCCTTAGTGGTAGCAGTGTCAACTCTTCCAATAGTTAAGTCAACTTCTCTTACAACGAGTCCGGGAGATGCTAAATTTAGAGGCATCTTTTTTTCTCCGTATAGTCCAGAATTAATCTGAAATTATTTATTAAAACCTATGTTTTTAGTGGGGAAACTCTGCATGAACTACCAATCTGGGTATTCCCATTTGTTACTTATCTTCTTTTTTGATTTTTTTACTCTTATTTTTGTGCAATCTTTACACTCATATGAATAAGATGATAAAGTGCTTCGATTCTTTCTTGTCAGATAAAAATCGTCCATGAGAGTTTTTACAACTCCACAGACGCGACATTTTCTCTCTGTAAATAGAAGATGTTCTAATTCTACCTGATCATCTAAATCCATTACAATATACTAATTGTTTGTGATCCGTCTTTATTATTAGTTATCGTAATTTTTTTACCCGGAAATAATTTAGTAAGTATTTTTTTCAATTTTCTATTTTTAAAAGGATTATCCATTAATAATAATCCCACATATAAGATCGATCTCCGTATTCATCAACTTTCCACAAGTCACCAGATGAATCAACAAAACTGCTTTCATCTAAACCATCTTGGATGAACCCAAATGGAGCCATATCTTGTTCTATTTGATTTCTTTGCTCTTCATAAAGTCTTTTTCTAATATCATTATCAGTCATCTCCTTAAAATAATCTTGTGCCACTAACCATGCAAAGATTACTAAGCACATTGCTAAATCATCATTACATCCCTCCTCAGCCTCAAATGAATTATGTTTTTGAGAGAAAGTAGTCAATTCTGATATAATTTCATAATCCTTTACAAGTATCTTATCATCCTCAAGTAAGGTTTTTAAATTTGAACAACCTAATTTTTTCACAGCAGCAGTGGTTCTTACACCTAATTGTGTTTTTTTACCTGAAAAACCTGTGCCAACTACCTGACCTGCACGACCTCTCATCGATGCCATGAGTAGATTATCATACTCAAGATCATAGTGAATGATACTTGCTACCTGATCTCCAATATCATTTACCTCTACTAATATAAAAGAATTATTATATCCCTTTGCAACATCATGAATGATGCTAGGGAACAGCATAGGTTTTATTTCATTATTTTTATATTTTGCAACTATATTATATGGAAAACTTGTTATATCAAAAACTATAAATGCAGAATAATCATTTCCTAATCCACGAGCTACATCAACTGTAATTAAATATTGATGATTTTTGATAGGATTCTCATGTATGTCTAAACCTGCATTACGATTTATTGGATTTTCATATACGAGATTCTTTAACTTTGCTGGATTAATAAGAGTATTGACAGATCCTAAAAACTCACATTCAAACTCAACTTTGAATTGTTGCTCTGATGTGTTTGCTATTGTTTGTTCTTTCCATGCTTCATCTCTTCCCGGAACTTCAGACCAGTGAACTTCGGTTGGTACATATTCATTCTTTCCTCTTTCTGCATCATGCCACATACGGTAGAAATGATTCATACCTCGTGGTGTAGAAACTATGATGACTTTTGTGCTTTGTCCAGAAGATATAGTAGGATAAACAGAGGCAAAGAAGTCGTCAGCAATGTGATTCGGGATAAAAGCGAACTCGTCGAGAAAGATGACATTATAGGATCCACCTCTGACAGCAGATGAAGAAGTAGAGTTAGCTGAAATTTTGGATCCATTTTCAAGTTCAAGAGAACCTTTGTTCCAAGCGATTATACCCTGTTGCATCCATTTTGGCAAGTTTTCATATGCCAACTGCAATCTACCTAACAAATCACGAGCAGTTGATGCTTTGTTTGCTAGTATGGCAATATTTACATTATCATTAAAAACTGCATAATGTAATAAGTATGATACACAAGTCGTTGACTTTCCAGTCTGACGAGGCATTTTACAAATATTAAATCTACTCTCGTGAAAATTTCTTATTAATTTTTCTTGAAAATCATAAAGACTAAAAGGAACTAGTCCACTGTCAAGAGAAACTATCTTGATATATTTTCTTGCAAAATAAACAGGATCATCCTTACACTTCATAAACTCAAGAATATTTTCTTGAGTAAAGTTAATCGGGGTGTTTGCTTTTTTTAAATTCGGATTTCCAAGGTAAACATTATCAGACATAATTCAATTAGCAATTCCAGCGTCTTCGTGCTTGTCTTAATCGACTATTCGGATCTTTTGCTGCTTTTGGAAACTTCTTCATTTGTCCTGCACTTCTCGCACAGTAACTTTTTCTCCTGTTTGCAGCCTTTGATCCTTTCTTTAATTTAGAAGGTTTTGTGGTTACAGCAGTTTGAAGTTTAGATCCGGGATTTCTACGACGATATGCTTCAACACCTTTTTTTGTCATTCCAGCACCGCTTTTTGTGGGTCTCTTGTGTCCAGACTTGACACTCATACCCTTCATATCGTCTTCAGATAACTTTTTTACTTCATCCTTACCCTCATAACCTATTTCATCTCTCCAGTTTACTATAGATTCACCGACCTTTTTCTTTACACAGTTTGGATATCTCTTACCAAACATAGTCTTCATTCCTTTCTTTTCATAACCCTTCCAACACTTCTCATCAATGTTTTCTGCTTCTTCTTTTGTAACACCTGCTTTGGCTCTTTCTTTCTCAGCAATGCTCTTAATGAGCATCTTTAACTTTGCCCTCTTACCATACGGATTTGGTTTTTTCTCTTGCTTACCAAATGCTGCCATTTGACCAGATGGTTTTCCTGACCCCTTAAACATACCATATGCAGAACCCTCAGAGGTTGTTGTGGTATGTTGCTCATCAGGAGTATTTGATGCAAGATTCTTTGCTTTCTGTTTCTTAGAAATTTTTGGGCCTCCTACTGGATCACCATACTCATCTCTTTTTACTTCTTCTTTCATACCTTTGACTTTTTTTACACCTCTTTTTGCCTTATGCTCCTCTCCTCTTTTTACTGCGAGTTCTGCTGCCTGTGACGGCTTCTGACCAAAGTATCCTTGAGGTTCTGTGCTACCTTTTTTGCCAAACTTTCTTTCATTTCTTGCTAAATTTTTTCCAAAAATCATACCTTTATCTATCTTAGCTTCAGCAAAATCAGTTCTCCAATCAGATGGATTAAGTGGTTCTGGTTTGATAATATCTACTGCTTCAATTTCAGTAAACTTAATATCATCCTTTTTCCAATCTTGAACTAATAATTCACTCTCTATTGCAGTCTCTTCTTTCATATGAGGTGCTGCCTTGTAAAGTGGTTCACCTGTTTTTACATTCTCCTTACCTGCTTTATAACCTTGATATGCTGGTGTATTACCTTTCTTGTCAGCATTAGTAACTTCATATGCCTCTGATTTATTACCCCAGTTTGCAGCACCAACTTTACGACACTTAACTAATGCCCCCGATGCATATGCACTTGGCCATACAGAGTATCTCGATTTTACTTTATGATAGCAAGCATCTTTTGTGCCACTTCCCTTACCTTTTTTATCTTTTACTTCACTGATTATATCATAAATTGTATTTGTTTCTGAACGATACTTTTCTCTTTGATTTGGTATAATATACTCAATATCTAATTGATCTCCAACCTCCACATTATTCTCTGCAAACCAACCACGGTTTACCTCAATCGCTAATTCTATATTACCCTCTGAATACACTGGAACTGGATTATTTGGTTCTAACTCTTTAATACTTTCGATAACACCGTCTTCTCTGATAAATGCAATATCTAGAGGTATTCTTGTTTCAGTCATATGAAATGACTGTTTTGCAATATTATCAAATACAAAAAGCATTCCACTGTCTGTATCTAAACTTTCACGGAACATTAGTCCTTGCTTGAAATCTAAAGCACTCTTTGGAATCTCTAGTCTCAAAGGTAATGTTGTAAATTCTTCTTTCATTTTTCTTTTTGGATCGGTTGATACCATTGTTGGTGCAGCTGCACCAGATTTTTGTGGTTGATTGGGATCTGCTGCTCTCTTTCTTCTTGCAGCACTATCTCTTTCTTTATCAC